TAAATAGTGTCCATAAGACAAACGCTCCAGTAATCCAACTCTTACCAACTCCTCGGAAGGCTTGGATCTGCAAACGTTTAGGACCATTCTGTAAGTAGTCTGCAATAGCGTACTGTGCCCTTGTAGGGGACGGTAGGTCAAGCTGCTCCCACAGTGCTTGAAGGAACAGCTTGAAGTCATCCTGAAGGGCAGTTAGGATGTCTGTCATCTATCGAACGCTTTATTGTAGGCTTCCTCTTGTCGTCTCGCTCTTTCGTTATATGCTCTTACTGCTTCTATAGCCTGCTGTATTATAGGTAGTCGTCCTAACCAACCTTCTTCAAAGTATGATAGCGTATCCTCTTCAGATTCCGGCTCTTGTTCTGGTCCAACTGTGTACATAATAATTAATCAGATGAGTATACTACACCGTGACTAGGTGCATCGCTAGGTTTACCAGCACTTGATTCAAATGCTTTACTGATAGATTTATCAGGATCTTTCTTTACCCCACCTTCCATATATGTGAATGGTTCACGGCTTCTACGTGGTGGCATCTTTGGTTTATTCATAGTTTTTGTATACGTTTGTGAGCTTCTATAATGATGCTAATTAGTTCTTCTCTTTCTTCTGGTGAATAGATTGTATGCTTAACCTGCGGCATGGGGTTAACTTCTTTCATGTCAACTCCCCTTGCCCAAGGTGCTAATAAACCTTCACCAGTCATTCCTTGTGTGTTCATGATATATCCATTTGTTCTAACTCTTCTTTTTCCTTTTGTGCCTTTAATTGGCTACCGCCAAGCGGTATAGTCAGTACATCAAATAACAGTTTTGTACCACGATATAATGTGTTTAGGCTTTGCATTACTGTCGGAATAGATGGAATCTCTTTAGGGTAACTAGCTCCGATGTTGGGATCAGTGATTTTTGGAGACAAAGTGCCTTGTTTAGCAGAAGTCAAAGGTGGTCTATAACCTCCTCCACCGTGTGCTGTTGTCTGAGGTAAAGGAGTAAAACCACCTTGAGGTGCTGTTTGCCTCATTGTTAAATCATGCCTAGACATGATAGGTAGTGTTAATTGCCCACTTAGCTCATGTAAGCCTTCTATCCTATTCTCTTCAAGTGCTTCTTTCTGATTTATCCATAAATCTCTTAAATCAGTTAATTCATTTCTAGGTACTTTCGTACCTCTAGCTCCAGATTTCTCGTAACCTCCTTGCATCGCTTCAGCATGAGCTAGTTCTGGGATGACATTATTCTCTATATATCCTGAGTAAATACTATTTAACTCTTCGATAGAATTTGCGGAAGCTATCTCTGAATTTAAACCTTCTAAATCCTTCCCCCATGGCTCTAACATTTCAGCACGTGCTATTGCGTGGTGGGGACGATGCGCATGTAAATCCATTGGTAGTATTGCTTTACTTCCACTACCAGCCTGTAACCCCCACGCAATATCTATTTGTTCTAAGCCAGTTATACCTCCAACTGGATCTAACTGATAAGCTTTTTCTAAAAACGCAAGTCTAAGTTTCTTACCTATCTTATGGTGTAAATCTGGATTCCCTAACATACCACCATGTGCTTCAGGGTGTGCAACTGGCTGTCTATTTTGCGTTCGTTGGAACATTAACTCTTCAGATGGTACATAAGTGGGTGTAATCGCGTCACTTATCCTTTTAGCTGTACCGATATTTTCTTTTGCCTTCTGTACCCTATTTTTAGGTAACTTTTTAGGTGCCATTACTTCTTCCTACTAGCTCTGTTCTTACTAGGGCTTTGTAACCTCCCTTTAGTAGTACTTCCTTTATAATGGGCAGCATCTTTACCGTCGCCATTGCCATATGTACCTAGCTTACGGTTCAGTTTATTGGCATTAACTCTCAATGCTGTACCTTTCTTTGTCTTATTGTAGGCTTTCTGTTGAGCCTTATTGTTACCGTTAGCGTATTTAGCTGCCATTGATCTCCGTTTGTCTAATTGTGAATTCTGTTCTCAGATCTTTTGGTATAAAAAGAGAATGTGACTTTAGTGAGTTATACTCTATTTCAGTCCAAGAACTTTCAGGAAGGTTAGCTTTTAGATTCTCCCACATACTATTCATATGTGATATATGAGTCTTTAGATAGCTATCCCAATCCTGATAATATTCTCGCACCTCTTCCATCCAGTTAACTCTCTTCATACTATTGATGATATCTTGTTCATCCCTTTTCATACCAATAAAGTGTATATTAGGGATACAATGATAGAAATCATCATATGCATACAGTATAATTGGACTTTGAATTGCTATTGTATTAATACCATGTTTGGTAAAAAGATTAATCCGCTTTATTCCCTCAAGATTAGGTGCGAACTCATCGTCTTGATGAAATGAGTATCCAAGGTCATTACATATTATTTTAGTCGTTATTGTAGTACCACTGCGTTGGCAGCCAGTAACTACAATTGGACCTTTAACATTAAGCAGGTTTTTTTCCATATAAACGGGTTTGAACAAGTTCTGGGTCAACTTTTGGCATGATATTTGCCAATTTATGTAGTGGGTTCCCCTCTTGAGCGGCACCACTGATATCATTCTTTACTAGCCAATCACAAGCGGCTTTAAGTTCGTGAGCCGTAGCTTCACCACTCCTAACCCTTTTAAGGAATTCTTCTGTGACTAGATTGTGTAGTTCGTTAAATGTCTCTTCAGCTGCCTTCTTTTTTGTCATCTTTACTTGGCTTAAGTTTATTAAGTAGAGTTAAAGCACTTTGAATGACTGAGTTCTCTTTAAGGGGAGACAAAGCAATTAATTCTGAAGCCAAGGCTACGATGATCCAAAATGCGGGTTCGGATAGAAATAGTAGTTCCATTATTTAGTCTCTTTTGTAGCTTTCTTAGTTGCTTTTGGTGCTGCTTTCTTAGCTGCTGCTTTAGCTGCTTCATCTTTTGCTTTTGCTTCTTGTGCTTCACGTAGATTAGATAGTGTACTCATGGCGTTTGTGTTGTTTGTTTGGTTAATAATGCAATCGGTACAACATCGTGACATAGATGTTCTACTCTTGATCCAGGTCTAAGGGTGAAACCTTTCTGTTGTAGTTCTGCACATTTAAGTGCTCTAACTAATTCATAATCCAACCTTAGTTTCTCTTCTTGGCGTCTAGCTATTGCTTTACACCTATTTACTGTAGAGAAGTCTAAAGGGACCATAAAACTAACTTGTGCTCCCCAGTTATTACTTCTAACGTAAGCTTCGTAATCATAAGGAATAGAATCATTCCCCATATAGAACGGAGTAAACGTCATCGTACTACCGTTACAGGCAATACCAGCACCATAGTTTTGTCTACTAGGTGCTCCGGTATTTTGGAACTGAACAGCTTGGTTAGTTACGTTACCTGTAGCTGTACTGGAAGGTGCAGCATTGTTATATACATCCTCTGCATAAGCAGGTGTTACTGCGAGAAAATAGAGAGCGATGTAGTAGTAGAGTTTGTTGTAATAGAACGGTCGATTTCGATTGATTCTACTACCCCTGCTGCTCTGGTTACAGTCTCCAGTTGAAACTGATCCCCCGCTGTATGTACTGTGAATGTTGTGTTGGAATCTCTGATTGCTGCGCTTGGTACTACGTTGGTTCCAGACCAACTGTCGTAAGCTCCTCCAAAGATTTCTGTATCGATTGTTTCTGTAACTGTTTGAGTTGTGGTCGTTGTTGCCTGCATACTTCCTTGTGTGAAGGAAGGTGTTATTGAATTTGCTTGAACTGCTGTTGGCAGTATTAGTAGTAAGGGTAGAATCCATAATTTACTCACTCTTTTTTTTCTCCTTACCGTTGTTATTGTTCGGTTGTAGGCCAAATGTTGCCAATGCTCCTGTGAAAATGGAAGCAGGGAATGTAATATCTTTAGGGGTTTGTTGTCCCAATCCTGGGATCTCAATATAATTAAGAGAAATGATGAACCCTGCCCATACGACTACCCCTAGTCTGACAAAGGTGGATAGGATAAGAATCTGTTCTTCTTTATCATCCATCCCGTCCTTCAGTTTCTCCAATACGTTCTTCTGTTTTTCCTGTTTGGTCTCTTCCAAGTTTCTTCTGAATACGTTTTACAGCCTGCATAAATACAGGTTTAAATACTTTAACCAAATAGTTAAAGATAGAAGTAGCTGTTAAAGTAGCAACAACAGAGACTGCCGCAGTTGTTGCAGCAGTCACTACTATTTCTTCTTTAGGTACAGGTACTTCTATATCAGTCCAAGGTATGTTTATCTTTCGTACTTCAGGTGCTTGTTGAGGTTTAGCCTCTTCAGTTACACCTTCTTCATTCTCACCAGGAACGCCTACAGGAGGTACTAACAGCTCTGGGGGAGCTACCATAGGTTGATAGCTCGGTATGTCTGCTGTAGGCACACTGAGGATAGGCTCAGGGAGTATGGGTGGTTCAGGTATTAACTGTCCAGGCAGTTCTAAAGTAGGGAGGATAGGTGGTTCCATATTAACCTAACTTTGCATTACCTGCAGTAATAGCATTGTTAATACTGGTGAAGTCTTCTGAAGTCCAGATAGAGTTACCAGCATTATTTTTATATTCTTTAATTCCTTCTAGATGTTTAACGTTTCTCCTTATTCTATCTGTAGGTAAGGGATCTTCGTTTACGTCAGTATTTATAAGAGTGACGCTATCGCCTGCATGTTTAAATATTTCAGCTATTCTGTCTGCTGTACGGTCTGCTAGTTGCGACATAATTCTAACTCCTCTTTTAATTGATTTACTTGTGCTGAAAGATCTTGAACAGCTTGAACTAGAACTGGTAATAGATTATCGTATGTTGCTTCTAGTTTATCTGGATTCGATTCATATACCAAATTTAAGAAGTCAGCATTAGCATCCTCTTGTGCGGATTTCAGTTGCTGTGCTATGAAGCCTGCCCTTACTGTACCATCCTTATTTGCACCATCCCTAGTCTCCCACTTGAATTTAACTGGCTTCAAGGTGTTAACAAAATCTAGTCCTACTGGTAGGTCTACAATATCAGTTTTATCACGTTCATCTGACAGTACAGTTAAAGCTACTTGACAACGTAAGGCTGTAATATTATTATCGCCTAGTGTTATTTCATTATCAACACTTGTTGCTGATGCCTGTGAGTTATAACCTAGTAGCATACAGTTACTACCGTAAGCGAGTGATACGTTTGGAGGAACACCTACACCCCAACCAGAATTGAATCCTAAGAATGTATTATTATCACCATGCTCCCCGTCATTTGGATCCTCTTCATTGAAGTATCCTGCAGAGGTTCCTATATATGTGTTTCCAGATCCAGTACAGTTGTAACCTGCTTGATATCCTAAGACCGTGTTGTAAGCTCCTGATACATTCTCATATAGCGATTTATAGCCAATTGCTACAGTACTACCAGAGGTCGTATCGTAACCTGCGTACTTACCGATAAAAACACCATTAGAACCAGTAGTTATGTCAAGTCCAGCCGCGTCTCCGACCATAACATTATCAGAACCTGTAGTAATATTTCCACCTGCATTATTACCTACACAAACGTTAGTACTACCTGTAGTTAAGTCCAACCCAGCTTGGTATCCTACTAATGTGTTGTGCCCACCATCCTGCAGGTTCAATCCAGCATAGTAACCAATAGCTACGTTACTATCGCCACCAGATTCAACATTATATAAAGTTGCATAACCTAATGCAGTGTTGTTATTTACAGTATCATTATCGTGACCAGCTTGTTGACCAGAATAGGCTCCTATACATGTGTTATAATCACCACCGCCTTGACCATAACCTGCTGTATATCCTACGTATACATTCAATCCTGCTGAAGTGCCTAAGGTCATAGCCCCAGGACCAATAGCTACATTACCGTCACTTGTGCAGTCTCGTGCTGCAAGATTACCAACAGCTACATTATTGTCAATATCGCCTGCGCCTTTTAAAGTCTCATTTCCAATAGCTACATTATTTTCTCCAGTTGTAACTGCTAGTAAGGATTGGTATCCAAGAGATGTGTTATTATCACCAGTGGTTATAGCTTTACCAGCTTGGTATCCTATCAAAGTGCTTTGAACAGCACCATCAGTCATAGTTTCACCAGCGCTGGTTCCAATTGCAATAGTACCATTTGAGCCATTACTGTAAAGTTGATGCAAAGCATTGGATCCAATTGCAATACAATGAGAACCACTGCCAAATGCTTCACCAGCTTCGTCTCCTATAGCTACATTAGAGTCACCACTTGATACACT